GATCATCTGGCCTAACCCGATTGAGTATGCACCGCGCCAGGGTACAAACGGGAATTCTACCATCCAGTAGAGAGACTGCATCGTCTCGTCTTCTTCTTCCCAGTTGCGGTTGATCGCTACGATCTTTCTTGCAGCTGAGTCGATGGTTACTCTGTAGGGTGAGGACTCTTTCTCTTCCTCATCACCTTCAAGCTCGCAGTAACAGGTTACTTCAAACTCATCACGAAGTCCGTCTTCGTTGTAGCCTGAGTAAGTCTCTTTGCCTTCTATCTTCTCTGTGGCTTTCTCGGATTTGGTTGGCGTTGGGATTTGAGGCGTGACGATCTCCCCGATGTCTCGGTACATCCCAGACTTGACTCGTTGTTCAAACTCGTACTTCGTGATGTGTTCGCAATAGGTATGTCGCTCAGCGGTGTAGAAGTTGCTGGCAGCGAATGGCAGATAGACATCGTCCACCGGGACAAAGACAGGGCAGGGACGTTTCTTCTTGTGGTCGTAGACTAGTCGCAGATACTGAGAACCTCCCAAAGGTAGCTGTGTAAGTAGCTGTTCGAGCTCAGTCCTGAAGTCAGGCATCTGTGACTTGAACTGCCAGTTCATATACTCCTTGACACGGTCAGCCTTCTCGATGCGGTCTATTGTGGGTCTTTCTCCCGGCACATAGGTTCGTACTGGACCGTTAGGTGGCATGAGTTCTCTGATTGCTCTTGCTGCAAAGTCGACACATGCTTGCGTGAGCATTGGATGAACTGCCTTTGAAGCCCCCTCGAAGTCAGCACCTCCAGGAGCCTCTTTACCGAGGCCTGTTCTTTTGATCGCTTCCTCATACTGTTGGTCTCTCTTCTTCCTAGATTCTTTGTCTCGGTCGATGTCTTCAAGCAATCGGGAGGATAACGTCTCCAGCTCTGTCTCTTCGAACTTGTCGACAATGTTGTCGAACCATTCTTCTGTTTGTTCTTCATCAACCTCTTCACCAACTCGGACGATAGCACCTCCATCATCCAGGTCTGTCACTGTTTCCTCAGTGCCTTCAAACTCTTCGATAGTCCCGTTAGCCATTAGTTGAGTTCCCGATACTTCACTGCCATATGGTCAGCTACATGAGTGATGATGTTCTTGAAGGTACAGATAGGACAGCCGTCCTGGTTCAAGATCGCCTCTGGTCCGAACAGTGACAGAGCACCAGACGTGATAGCCGTGCTGGCCTCTAGACCTGCATCCATCTTGCCATCAAGTAACTTCTCGATCAGTTCCTCTGAGTTACGAGATAGGTCTGGTGTCAACTGCCTTTCTACGAGAGCTTCTATCAGCTCATCATAGTGCGCTTGACAATACTTAATCTGGTGTGCAACCGTATCATCCATAAGGGTTTCTTCTTCTCTTCCTGCGCTTCGCTTCTGCTCGGGCTCTTTCTCTTGCTTCTTCTTTCGGGTCGAGCTTGATCGTGAACGGTCCAAAGAACTTCTCCATCAATAGTCTGAGAGCTTGTGTCGTGGTATCCAGTAGATCATCATGCTCAGTTGATCCTGGTCCAATGTAACTACAAATTTGGCTAACCAATGGTTCAGCCCAAGTGCGGAAGTTCCCGGCGTTGACATCTGACTCAACAGCCCAGACGCGACCATTTGCGAACATCGGTGATACAACGTGCAACCTCGTAAGTTTGTCTTCAGAGCCAGGATTATAACCCTCTGTCAGGATATTTTCAGTGGCAAGCGATTGCCGGAGGCTGATCCCACTACCCTTCTCTTCTATGAGGATGAGGTCTAGCTTCCTGCCCTGGTGTCCTGCCCTCTTCCCCTTGGGGACAACAGCTGGCCGCAAGCGTGGCTCATCCCGATCACCGTAGGTTAACTTGCGCTCCCTCTTGATTCTCTTAATGAGCGCAGGAAGTCCGAGATAGTCTTCCCAACAGTCCAGAAGCATGACATGTTTTTCTGTTTGGCCGAAGCGCTTGATGCTAAAGACTCCCCATACTGAACAGGCTGTTGGATCGCTCTCCATCTTCTTCTTGTCGTATGTTCTTTCTTTGAAGGCTGTATCGAGTGAGTAGATAATGTATTGGAACTTGGGTAGCGGCCTCTTTGCTGGCCAGAGTCTCCACTGGGACCTCTTGACAAATCCTTCTTCCTCTGGATCAAGAACCTCACCGTAGAGTTCCTGCCTCCCGATCTTGGTGCCTTCGTACTTCGCGACGTTTTCATAGAATACTGCCGTTAGGTTATCCTGGTTCTCATAGGTACTACCGACTACACAGACACCACGAGGATCATCAACCAGCTGTCTTATAAAAGGTGTCGGCTTTGGCGTGCCTGTCCACAACACTTGTGGCAAGTCGCCAAGACGCAAGCCGAACATGAGGTTGTCCCATGCATCTTTCGGGTACTTCCATGAGGCTATCTCATCGCACCAGATCTTGTTGTGCTGTGGACCGCGCAATCTCTCAGGTGTATCACCAGCAAAACCTCTGATGACACTGCCATTCGTGAGGTGCAGTAGTGGTAGCGAACTGTTTGCTGAAGCTATTAGCTGTGGTGGAATGCAAGACAAGAGACCCGTAGGTCCCTCGAAGCATGTGTATCTCACATCGTCATGTGTTGGTGCTATGACTGCGTAGTGTCCAGGTATCGTGCATGCTTCAGTACCTAGCCAGTTTGCTGCAGCAAGTGTCTTGCCAAAGCCACGACCGGAGCGAATGCCCCATATTGTCTTTGCACCACTGACGAACTCAAGAGGCGGTAGCTGCTTGACTCTTGCCATCGCCCTCCAACAGATCTGCCAACGGAGAAAGTGTAGCTCCTCCATCGTGAAGGCATTGAACGTATCCTCCCAGTCTTCATTGGCTGCCTCAAGCTGCTCAGTGATCTCAGCTGCGAGATCCTCTATGTTTAAGTCGTACTCGAACTCTGGAGGAGAGTGAACCAGACCGAAGTTTACGGCTACTGTTGCGATACTGGTTCTCCAATCCGTTGGGCTTGAGAGGCTTGGACTCTAGACTCTTGACCGCTTCCCACTTGTATGCCTTAGCTAGAGGATACTCAGCCAATGATGAGGACGGTGGGTGGCTGTACTTGAATGTGGTCAATGATGTGTACTGCCTCGTTCGAGAGATTACTCCACTTGCTGCCTTGTCCTTGGACTCTTGAGCGAAAGAAGTACGTCTTGCCAGCCTCCAGGTCGATGGTCACTTCAGTCGTGCCTGCTGGCACAGTCACTGGAGTGAAGCCTGATGGTGGTGCATCTGCTGGATCAGAGCATGGCGCTCCGCCTGCCGGTATCGTTGACTCTGAGATATAGATCTCAACAGGACCGAGCAATGTTTGATCAAGAGCGTTGCCTTCACAGTCTAGTGTCGGCAGTGTCCACTGCAGTGTAACTTCTGTAGCCATGGCTACACCAGCCAACACTACTAGCAGCAACAGTGCTACCCAACCTACTACAATACGTCTTGTGATCATGTCGTTCTCCTATAGAAGCCATTGGTTCTGGTACTGGAAGTCAATGCCGTGACCCTGTGTAGCCAGGTAGTCACAGCTTATCTCATACTCGATGACAGCAGCATTGTTGTTAAGTCTTCGGAGATGTTCATCAAAGAGATCAATGCACTGCTGCTTGGTCAGGCCGTCCTCGTTGAACAGAACAAACCTCTTCTGGTCGCCAGGTACACAGTTGCCATCATCATCGCACACTAACTCTGGTACTTGAATGGCTTCGTACACCATGCTCCAGTGATTGCTGTGAGGTAGGAAGGCTATCAGTACTGCCATGAAAACTAATGCTAATGCAAGCATCCAGGTCAACAACTTGTAGTTCATGTCATTCTCCTAAGGGTGGACCAGCTGAGTGGCTTTAGGTCGACAAGCAGCGTATCAGTGATTTTGCACCAATGGCATGACGGCCACCGCAAGTTCCATACCTTCTCAGCCGGTCCATTACTCGAGGTATACTACGACTTTGCGTGGGTGCTGTCCATGCGTTGTATCCTGTATGAATACCATAGGGACTGGCTTCTGAGGCTCAGCCCTACCCTCTACCAGGTCCTCCTCGAACTCGTTGGCCAAGCCGTTGAACTCTGGGCCTGGACGACTGCCAAGCTGACGTATAGCTGTTGCCAGGTTGTCTACCTGATCTTGCAATGCTTTCATGCCTTCATGTGCATCGCCATAGATAGTCTCAAGAGCCTGCACTCGAAGGGTCAGGTTTGCAAACATCTTCTGCCGCATCTCCTCCTGATGGTCTTGAGGTGTGTTCATCCTCGGGTCTGGCAATCGCGAGAGTATCCCCGCTACCTTTCCCTCCAGGAGTTCCAGCCTGTCCATCGTTGTCATTGGTTCTGCCATCTCGATCCTCCTCTATTCTTGTTAGCGCTGTCTCCAGCTCATTGATCACATGATCGACCTTACCTTCTTTGAGACTAGCCAGGAGTTGACCTAGCCATATCTGAATCATCATCTGTTCCATCTCTTCCATCGTCATGCCTCTTCTTATTGTTAGGTGGAGAGGGCAGCACCGGGAGATGCACCGAGCGATGGGCGCAAAAGGATACTACCCTCTCCGTGCGAGACATGCAATTGGATGATGTGTCCTGGGCTGCAAGTCGCGCATTCCGATTATAACGCCTTGCGCGCACAACGTGCGACGACTTTATACACCGTCAGGTTTAGGCTGTATCAGGGAGATTATGGAGTTCATGAGCTCTACCTTGGACTCCTGCTTGACACCAAGTGCAGGTTCACCACCTTTACCTGTGACTTGCAGATGGCGCCGGTCAGACCAACGCTTAGGATCACGGTTGCTTAGCCAGTAGCGAATCGCATTGGTTTCAGGGGGATCAGTCTTGGTGATCGTCTCAATCTCATAGCCGTGCTTAGTCTTGATGACAATGTCAGTGTCGTAGCTGTGGCCGATAGCTTTCTTGTGCAGTGCTTCAACAACCTGCAGATCAGCGATGGTGCGTCCCTCTTCGATAGCCTTCTCAAAGTCAGGGTATATCTTGCGCCATGCTCGAATGATCTTAGGGTTGAGACCAAAGCTAAATGCAAGCTCATCATCGGTCACACCCTGCATTGCGATGGCTCTCACCACATCAGGGAACTCAGGGAGGAATGTGCTAGGGTCAGTACGTCTCTGCACCTTAGCCTTCTTGCCTCTCCTCTTCTTTGTCCGCTTGGCCATGGCGCTCACTATACCAGCACTTGAGTCCAGGGACAGGAGCTGCTCTAACTGGTTGAAATCGTTAAACTTGTAACTGACTTGTAAGTCTCTTTTACAAGCCCAAGCTACTCTAACTATATGATCCGTATAATAAAACCCGACGACTTG